ATGGAATGAAGCATTTAGTCTATGGAAATGGAGAGTCCAGACCTCGCAAACCAATATTAGGGGGTGACTTTATAACATGGGGATGTAACGCAATTTATCGTGATTTTACTGTTGACAATCTCATTTCTGTAGACTATAATATGCAACAAGAGATATACGAATCAAACTATGCAATGAAAAACAAATGCTGGTTTACTGATTGGGAAGTGATACCCTCTGGATTTGATCCATCGTTACTGCTGGTAAATAGTGACGCACCAGTATACGAGACTGCAAAACTTAATAGAAAGAGTTGTGTGGTTCAAGGTAAAGATGCAAATATGGTTCAGAAGAAGATAGAGGAAGTTTTAATTCATAATCCACAATTAGATCCAGAGGACTTTAAAAAGAAGGCTATGTTTAATGTTGGGGTTTACATCACATGGGTTGATGAGTACAATGATAAAGTGATTAATATAGACTATCCTAAAGGATGGTCTGCTGGGAATACTGCACTATATCTTGCTTGCAAGCATGGTGCAAAAGAAGTGTATATGTTAGGGTTTGATGGAAGTAGTTATTCAGAACCACTAAATAACGTGTACAAAGGTAGTAAGAATTATCTTCCTGCCGATAGTCGTGGATATAACACGATTAACTGGGATAACCAATTTAAACTGGTGCAAAGGGATTTTCCTAATGTCAAGTTTACAAAGGTTGGAACAGAGTTAACATACGATAGACTACAAAGTAACATACGATAGCATAAGGAGAAAAATATGTCGTTAGAAAGCTTGAAGAGAAGTAATTCTCTTGATAAACTACTTGGTGCAGTAGAGAAAGAAAACGCACCTCAAGAAAAGAAATCCTACAAAGACGAGAGGTTGTGGAAACCAGAACTAGATAAGTCTGGTAATGGTTACGCAGTCATTCGTTTCCTACCAGCAGTTGAGGGTGAGGATATGCCATGGGCACGAGTTTATAACCATGCGTTCCAAGGCCCAACTGGTCAATGGTATATTGAAAACTCTTTGACTACTGTAGGACAGAAAGATCCAGTATCAGAATATAATTCACAGCTGTGGAATACTGGTCTTGAGTCTGATAAAGAGATTGCAAGGAAACAGAAAAGGAAGTTGCAATACTTTTCTAATATCTATGTGGTGAGTGATTCCAAGCACCCAGAGAATGAAGGTAAGGTATTTCTTTTTAGGTATGGTAAAAAGATCTTTGATAAACTTATGGCTGCGATGCAACCAGAGTTTGAAGATGAGACACCTATCAATCCCTTTGACTTTTGGGAAGGTGCAAACTTCAAGTTGAAGATTCGTAAGGTAGATGGTTACTGGAACTATGATAAGTCAGAGTTTGATAACTCATCTGCACTATTTGATAATGATGGAAAGATTGAAGAGGTATGGAAGTCTGCATATCCACTTGCAGAGTTTAGTGCTTCTACGAACTTCAAGTCTTATGAAGAACTCAAGACAAGACTTGATGCAGTGCTATCTGGAAGTGTAACAGTCGGCAATGTCGCCGAACAAATCGAAGATGAACCTGTTGCAACACCAAAGATAGACACGACACCAGTTCAATCATCGTCTGAAGAAGAGGATGACGACACTATGGATTATTTCCAGAAGTTGGCAACTGGTTAAGAGAGAATACTAGTCTTATAGTTCTCTCGACTAGGAATATAACTAAAGGAGAACCGAAAGAGAGTCAGCGAGTGGATTACGCCCCACTCAAGACTCTCTTTTTTTAATTCATTGCGCCTGCAACTATTGGGTCTGTATTTACTATTGTGACTGCTGGAGTGCTATAGTTATTTGAGGTTGGGGTTGATTGCACACTTTGTGGTGCGTTGATAATCTGCATATTTGGGGGCCCGCCTCCTCTCAACTGTTGTTGTATATTGTTTTCATTCATTTGACCAGCTGCATCACTTTGATCATTGGATTGTTGTAATAAAGATAATCTTTCTTTTTCTTGTATTTCAATTTCTGCGATACGTTTTTGTGCATCTGCAATTACTTTTTTATTATCTTCATCACTCATCCCAACATCAAGCAAGCCACCCTTTGCAATTTTTTCCCTCTCCTTTGCAATCGTTTCTTGTAGTTCAACTACTTCTCTTTGTGCTTTTTCAGATTCAGTCAATTCACCAAATATTTGATCTCCAATTGTGTCACCAGCTATAGATCTAACTACGTTTTCTACACTTTGCAACACACCATTAATCGCATTGTTAATTTTATTGAAAATACTATCAAAGAATCTACCAATGACATCACTCACATTGCCTTCAAATTCAAGTCCAAACATTTTAAGAATACCACTAATCGCATTGTCAATCGCATCTACGATTAATCCACCAATGTCTGTTAAATCACCAAATGCGGCAGAAAAATCACCATCTATTATATTGATAAGAAAATCTCCTAATTTACTAAATATGTCTTTCACTATCTCAAAATTTTCCCGAAGGGTTTCAAATAGGATTGGTAAAGTAGTTTCTTTTAGAAAAGTTTTCAGCTCCTCTAGGCGTGGTTTTAGTTTATCATAAATCTCACCTAGTTTCTTAAATGCATCTCCAATTGCTGGAAACAACTCATTTTTTACAAAGTCTTTTATGGCATCAAATGCTGGTTTTATAACATTATCATACGCATCGTTGATAAATGGTATAACATCCTCTTTAATAAATTTTTTAAGAGCAGGGAACACATCTTGCATAAAGAAATCTTTTAGAGCAATAAGTGATGGTTCAATAATATCGTTATATACCCTTTTAACAAATGGCATGATGTCATTTACAATAAGATCTTTTAAGAATGGAAAAACATCTTGCATGAAGAAATCTTTTATACCAATAAGTGCTGGTTTAACAGTTGTATTAAAAAACTCTAAAAGAGCCTTACCAACTGGGACAATGACATTATCATAAAAATCCTTGAGTGCTGGCATTACAGTGTCAAATAAATAATCAGTGATTTTTTTAAATGTTTCACTTTGTAAAAACTTTGCAACTCCAAAAAACAAACCAGCAAGCAGAGTTCCTTTTAATACACCTAATAAACCTTTACCTACTGTGCCTGCAGCTTTCTTACCAGCATCTGCAATACCACCTATACCACTTGCTATTTTATTGAGAAAACCAGTTTGTTTTGCATCAATTGCTGCTTGCTCTTTTTTAATTTCCTCTTTTCCAGATTTAGTGTCTGCTGATTTTTTTCTTAAATTTAACTCTCTCTGTTGTACATTTAATGATTGTTTTGCGAAGTTCTTATTATCTTGAGCAACACCACCATTTGCTTCTATAGCCAATCTAAGTTCTTCTAGTTTTTTCTTTTCCTCTTCAATACTCTGTTTCTCTTCTTGAGAACGAGATTGTTGATAAGCAATTAAATCGTCTATAGTTTTAGCCATCTTACTTCTTTGCGTCCTTCTTTGCTAATGCTTCTTTACCATAAAAGGCTGCAACGATTGCGGCAACAGATACAAAGTACACTGCAGCCATGTCACCCAGAATTTTACCTGCTTGATCTAATCCAACCCACACAGAAATCACCACTGCGAAAGGGTAAAGTAACATTCCTGTCAGAGCAAACCATGCCATGTTTCTTTGTGCATCTTGTTTCTTATCTTCATTCTCCATGTCACTACGCATATCTTCAAGTTCAATCATTCTTTCTTCCATTGCAATTTCATCATCACTAACAACACCATCACCATCTTTGTCCAGATGTGACCACTTTGAGCCTGGTTCTAATTTTTTCGCACTCATCTTTTCATTTTCCTCTCTTGATCTTTTATTCTCTCATTCTCTTCCTTGATGTATTCCATCAATAATCCAATGTATATCTCTCTTTCAAAAGGAATCATATTGTCTAACTCTGTTAAACTATATTTATGATGTTGCATCATAGCAAAGTTAGTTTTGTAGTAATTATATAAACTATCGTGAGATAGTGCTATCCTAAAAAAGTCTGGAGGCCCTCCACAAAGACCTCAGATTTTACTTTTGTTTTAGGATTCATAACTTCAATACTATGACGAAGTTTCGGCATACTATTAAAAAATGCAACTAATTTTTCAAACTGTTGAGTTGTAAGTTCACCAACAAAATTTTCTATCTCTGATTCAGTAATGTCTGATCTTTGATAAACATCATCTCCAAAAGTAATACTAGAAATACATTTATTTAAAACACTAAAAACTTTTTCAATATCTGTGACACTTTCACTCAGATTTATCATATCTTTTAGTATTGGATATCTATAAGTTATTTTGATTTTTTCATCTATTTGCACCTCATTAGAGTGATCCTCTAACATATGAACATTTATTTCATCCAAATCTATTGTAACTGGGACTTTTGTTTCCCCATCATCTGGACAGGTAATATTTAATTTAACTGTAGATCCAACAGATTTTGTCCTTACTTTTAGAAAAATATACTCTATATCAAACATGGGTGCTGTGTTTGGGTCAACAGAGTCAAAGGTGCAACTGGATATTAAATTACCCATCACATTCATTAATTCTTTTTCGTCTTTTGATTCTTCAGCCATCATTAGTGTTTTTTGTTCTTTTACTAAAAATGGTCTGTATTTTATTGTCTCTCCAGTTGATGGTAGTTCTAAATCATAAACTGGAGTATTAACTTTTGGTAATGCCATTATATTTCATCCTTTATAATCTTCTAATTACTGATGGTATTTGAGAAGTTATTCTTCTCGTTACAGTATTGACCGCCCTCTCTGCAATTCTTGAACCTATTGATCTAGGTTCACTTGATTCATCTGTCAAGTTTATCCAGTAACGATACGCAATCGTTATATCTACTGTTTGGTATGTGTTGTTGTCGTTATATGCAAGTTGTTGTGGCCCTATTGTTTTAGGCCATGCCTCAACCAATCTTACACCATACCTTCTTTTTTCTTGTTCATCTAACGTGTGTATATCCACAGTGCCAACGTAATCTTTGTAATATCCAATATCAAATGTTTTTGGATTAAATGTAAGTCGTTGCCATGTTTCCCAGTATTTTTTTTCTCTCATATCACTAGAACACTGGAATATAGCATTTATATCACCAAAACTATATCCAGTGACAATCTCTCTTTCGGGCCCATAGATGTTAGTATCTGGTGTGGAGTCCATATTACGTCCAGGCATGGATATACTCTCACAACGAAGTCCAGTTGCACGAACAGTTCCATCACCTAGTAAGTCACCCATGATTTTAGAGAATACGTTTGAGGTGTTTCCTCTAGAACCTCTTGCACCAGTTGGTGGATATAACGTCACTTCATAACGATTTTTTCTGGACATACCATCTGTGCTGTTACCCAGACCAAGTATCTCTGATAAAGTTCCATACGCAAGTGCGTCTGTTAATCCATTTGTATTAAATAAACTCATATCATTGCCCTACTATCTTTATATACCTCTGATGCAGAAGCCTTCTTAAATCTTGCAACTGGTAATAGTGCTGCGACTGTAAACTCATCTGCATCTATTCTACGAAACTGTGTCTTCACTCTACCAGCAAGATATCGTTTGAGTGTCGGTTTAATTAAACCTATATTTTTTAATTTACTATAATCTACTGCAAGTCTTGTGCTCTCGTCAAACTTTGTGTTGTTACTATAATCTACCAATCTGTCCAGTAGTCTTATTCTTAAACTCATTGGTAAATAATGTAGATTGATACCTAAAAATCCATCTGGATACTTTTCTAATGGTAACACCAAAGGAAACGTGTCATAGTATGGTAGTGTCTTTTTAAATTTAGGATCATAGAAAAACATATTTAGTCTACCATAAAATGGATTGTTGTCTCTTTTACCATCACGGATTAAATCCATTGCGCCAGGTTTACCAAACTCAGCAATTTTCTCACGATACCACTCTGTGGATTTTGGTCTACCTTTTGCAGCTTTCACCACTGATTGTATAAATTTACTTTGTGCCATATTACTATTTATACTTTGGATTAAGATGATCTTCAGTTAGTATTTTAAATTCCATACCATTGTCCAGACAAAACTCATTCGCAGATTTCCACTTTGCTTCATTGATGACATAGTTCTTGACATCGTTGTACCACTTCTTTGTTTTTCGTTTTGGATTTTTTACTGGTGGTTTACACTGATATTTTGGTTTGACCTCAATGATAAACTTTTTTATACCACCACTATTTTGTTTGACCTTCATATAGAAATCTGGGAAGTATCTATGCACCTTGTTATCCCACGGCGATAGGTAGGGTATAATGACTTCCTCACTACCCCACTCTAAAACCTTTTCATTCCTATCACAATACACCATCAGTTTGCGTTCCCAGAGAGAACGATAGATTACTCTTGATGGATCACCTCTGTATTTTTTAGGATTTGTCGGTATGTATCTTCCTCTATATGCCATGCTTTTCTTTATAAATAAACAGTATAGGAGTATTTATAAATGGCTTTAGATGTACTAAGAGGTGCCGCACAGGGTCTCTCT